CTGGATTGGGTCTGTGAGGCTGGCGGGCCATGGAATCTTGGGGAGAATGATGAGAAGTGGTACTTTGTATTCTACCGCAAGGGGCTTCACGTCGAACGTCTGGCTACCTATCCCACCGAGCAAGCCGCCCGCGACGCCTACAAGCGGCTGACGCTGGCGCTGTGCGGGGAGGAATGATGCTCAAGCTCGGGATGTTCTGGTCTCGGTGCATCGCGCTCGCTGGCCTCCTCGCCGTGGTGGCTATGATGCTGCTGGTGGTGTCACCTATGACGGCAATACGCACCGCGCTGTCAGGCAGGGCCCCGGGGAATTGGCTACCTGGCGCCTTGCTGCTGTTGTTCATCGGGGCCTCCTGCGTGGGTGTGGCGGTCCTTGTCTTGGCGCTCGCTGGCTTGGGGGCGCTATGATACGGCCATTCAACCCGCTGCCGTTCAGCACCACAGAGGCCGCCAAGGTCTTAGGCATCACGCCGCGCAGGCTGCAGTCTCACACTGAGCGCTATGGACTGCGCCCAGAGGTGCAGGAGGCATCCGGCCGCGGGACCTGGATGCTGTGGAGCCTATCGGACCTGGAGAAAATAGCCACAGTCGAAATGCTCTCACGCTTCCTCAAGGCCGAGGCCATTCGCGGAATTATTGAGGATGGGGCGTTAGACAACGTGCACCACCAGGTCATGGCCACCGTTCGGCTCGGTCTGGGCGTGGTGCTCAAAGTCAACATGGGACCCATAAAAACGGCAGTATTGACGGCCTTCTACACGCCGAACCCATGACTACCCTATCCCAGTCCGCTCGCCAGCTGCGCATCTACCGCAAGTCCCCATCCATGTGGGCACGCCACAAGCTGCGTATCGATCTGGCGCGCTACCGCCCGCGCGAAGACGTGGAGGCGTGGTTGAGCTCCCAGGGCGACCTGTCCCACGAATGGCTGCGCTCCAAGCTGGAGACGGACGGGTTCATCCTCGACGAGGCCAGATCCTACCAGGCGGAGGCCCTTGACGCGATGGCCGACCCTGGGCGGGTGCGAGATGGAGCATTGAGCGGTGGGCGCTATGCGATGCAGTGGGCCAACGGCACGGCCAAGACGGCAACCGCGGCTATCCTCGCCCACTGGTTCCTGGACTGCTACCCAGGTGGGAAGCTGCTGACATCGGCCGGCACTTGGTCGCAGCTCAAAGAGCAGTTGTGGCGCGAGATAGCGCACTGGGGCAGCCTGACCATGATGCCCATTGCCGCAGATGGGGCGGCCGAAGGCATAGGCAAGACGCAGATTGACATTGCCCCGGACTGGGCGGCCATCGCACGAGCTGCTGACAACCCGGACACGTTCGAGGGCGTGCACGGTCGCTATGCCATGGTGATCCTCGACGAGGCCAAAGCGATCCCGCAGGACATCTTTGACGCTGTGCGGCGGATCCTACGCGGCGCCCCGGACTGCATGTTCTGGTTTGTCTGCCTGTCGTCGCCAGGGTCCCCTGTGGGGCCATTCTGGGAGATCACGAACGGCGATCAGGCGCACAGGTGGAAGACGTTTCGTTGCAGCGCCTACCAATCTGAGCGGGTGACGCTGGAGCAGGTAGCCGAGGACGCGGAGGATCTCGGGGAGGATTCGCCGCTGTTCATCGCCATGGTTCTGGGCGAATTCTCGACCGAGGGAGAAGAGACGCTGATCCCCCTGGCCCATGCTCAGGCCGCGGTTGGGCGTGTTGTGTCTACCACTGGGCCCAAGTCGCTGGGCATTGACGTTGCGCGGAAGGGTTCGGACTTCACGGCGCTGGTGGCTATGATAGGCAGGCAGGTACAGCCGCCGGTCACAGCCAACGGGCAGCGCACGACCTGGACGGCCGGCAAGGCGCTTGATATGCAGCGGGTGTTGGCGTTCAACCGCATCGCCGTCGATGACAGCGGAGTGGGAGGAGGTGTCTCTGACATCCTGGTTCATGCCGGCAAGAACGTCTCGGAGGTCAATTTCGGCGCCAAGGATCTGATGAAGCGTCCGGACATCTACGTCAACAATAAAACCGAGATGTGGATGTGGGTCGCGCGCGAACTCAAGGCCGGATATCAGGACAGCCTGAAGCCCCTGGGCGAGCAGGACCCGGATGTCGGGCTATCGCTGCCGGAGGGGCAGGCATCAAAGAAGCTGGTGGCGCAACTGACCAGCATCCAGGTGCACTTTGACGGCACGCGCTACAAGGTGGAGGGCCATCGGCAGCTACAGACGCGCCGCGTGGGATCACCGGATGAGGCGGACGCCATGGTCCTGGCGAATTGGGCACGGTCGCGCGCTGGGCGGAGCTACCCCGTGGAGGAAGTGGGCCGTGCCGATGCGAGTATCGAGGACGTGAGCTTTGGCGAGAGCATGCTGACGGAGGAGTTCTGATGGAGGAATACCCGTTCCGCGTCACACGGAAGCACAGCGACCAATCCTGGTCCACAACCATCCAGGTGACGTTCGCTGTCTACGACGAGATCGAGGTGGACGACGCAGAGATTGATGCCTCAGTAGATCCATCCGAGCCCCTGGACGACGCCGAAAGGTTCATAAAAGAGAGGCTGATGCATACCATACACTGCGCCGTTGATAGCAAGGTCGCCCTGGTGGAGCGTATGGCCCGGAGGATCTGTGAGCTGGAGAACAGTCTGGAAATTGCGGGGCACGAGTTGCAGCACCCCGATGATTGAGGAGGACCGAGCTATGGACAAGGAAAGGACCAAGCCGGAGTGGCAGTCGACTTTGGGGCCGCCGAAGAAACTACGGGCAGAGCCAAGCCATTGGCCTGGTGCGCGGAGGAGGCTTTACCCAAGGCTGATCCGGCTTGCCATTGGAGCGGCCATTGGAGTGGCTGCCGGCTACTGCCTTTCCCCATGGATGGCTTGGTGACCGCATGAAAAAAGCCAAGCCAGAGGGTATTGTTCGCCCGGATCCGCCACCGCCACCGCCGCGATACTTGTCTGTCTCGCTGCCGAGAGGGCCTGGCCCGTACGAATGGGTGCAGGCCACCCCTGGCCGAGCGAAAGCCATCACAGGCGCCGGCCCTGCCGACGAGCAAGCCTTGGTCATGCCGAACGGCACCCCGGTCTATGCGGAGGACGTGAGGGCCCTCGCAATGGCTTCCATGGACCTGGCCAATCAGGTGTCGTGCCTGTGGGATGAGAATGGCACTTTCGATCCATACGTCGGCGACTTCGACGGGATGGCCGCGCAGGATGCCATGGAGGAGATCCTGGGCTTTGGGCCGCCCCTACTGAACCCCGCACCGGAGGCGGCAAAATGAACCGGCCCGGAGTCCCAAGCATCCCTGATCGGTCGCCATGCCCGCCGCCGGCTGCCCGGAAGCGCCGCGAGGCCCTGCGCCGCCTGGAGGATACCGTGGATGCCCTATTCGGCGACAAGGCCAAGCTAGACACAAGCAAACAAGGTGAACGGTATCACTGCGTGCTCAAGGTGGACGGCACGCCGGACGCGCTGCTGGCGCTGCTTGACTTCGGAGGCACTCCTTGACAACACGTCAGGCGGTTGTATATTAGGCCCTGACTTCCAGATTGCGGTTGGGGGGGCCGTTGGCGTTGCCGCGCGCCGTGCCAACTCGGACTTTCTCCGATCTTTGGCACCAAAGACTGCTCGCCCACCATACACGCAGAGCCCTGACCATGTAACCAAACGTCCACCGCGAATACGATACGGGCCCACTGACGCGCCCCGGCTCAATGCCGGACCAACGACGCAGCCCCGGGCATAGGAGACTCCTCCTCCTGTGTTCGGGGCTTTTGCGTTCTGGGGAAAATGAGCAGACGCAGAGGCAAGAGCAAGACAGCAGCGCGGAAGGTAGCCGCCAAATCAGCCAGCACGGCCGAAGTGGGGGCTACCGGTACGTCGTTCTATCGTGGCTTCATCGACAACGACGAATACGCCCCCAAGCTACAGGGCTCCACGGGCATCGAGACCATCACCAGGATGCTGACGGATCCCCAGGTGCAGGCCTCTGAGAACATCGTCCATCTACCCATCCGCGCGGCGACGTGGGAGGTGGACTGCGAGGACAAGGGCATCAAGGACGCCCTGGAGGAGGCTCTGTTCCAGCGCATCTCTTTCCCCCGATTCCTTGAGCACGCCCTGCTGGCCTGGACGTACGGCTTTGAGGTGATGGAGATCGTCCCGGAGGATGACGGCGGGCAATTCTGGTTCAGGAAGCTCGCCCACCGCGGACAGGCGACCGTCAAAGAGTGGCAGACGGACAGCGACGGGGACTTGGCCGGCATCACGCAGCAGGTATGGAAAGACAACAAGTTCCGAAAGATAGCTATTCCCGGTGACATCCTGTTCCACCTAGCCTATGACCAGATCGGCAATAACTTTGTGGGCCGCAGTGGTTTACGTGCCGCATATAAACCTTGGTTCATAAAGGATACCACGGAACGCATTGCCGCCATGGCGCTGGAGCGCTTCGGGTTGGGCACGCCGGAGATCCATTCCCCGAAAGAATACGACGCTGACGACAAGACTGCCGCGGCCAAACTGGCGAAGAACTACCGCGCCGGCGCCAAATCCCACCTATACCTGCCTGACGGGTGGTCGTTTGACATAGCCGGCCAGGGTGACGCGGGCCGCTATGATCCTATGCCGCTGATCCGCTACTGCGATGAGGGCATAGCCACCGCCGTCCTGGCCATGGTGCTGGTGCTCGGCAGGTCCTTCACCGGCTCGTATGCGCTGGCCAAAAACCTCCTGGACGTGTTCCAGCTCGGTCTGGAGGGTATCGCTGACTGGATCGCCGACGGCGTCAATGACCAGCTGATAGCCAGGTGGCTGGAGTGGAATGTCGCCAACCCCGAGAACGTACAAGCCAAGGTCCGTTGGTCTGACCTGCAAGTGGTGCAGATCGACGCTGTTGCGACGGCCATGGAGCGCCTCGCGCGGGGCGGCTTCCTGACGGCTGACGACGAGACCGAAGGCTGGATACGCAACATTATGAAGGCCCCGCAGCGGGACGCGGCGCCAGTGCCCCAGGCGTCGCGGCCTCCGGCCATCCAGGCAGGATGGGATGCCGACGACCACTCGTTCCTCCAGTCTCCGCAGCGGCTGGCCAGCTCTCCCTATTGGCGCGAGCTGGACGACATCGAAAAAACGATGTCCCTGGGTGAGATCGCCGGGAGGCAGGATGACGCCGAGGAGCAGATCGTCAACGTCTTCCGCGCCCTTCGGCCCATATGGGTGGATGAGCTGATGGTCCAAATCAAGACGGCCCTGGCCGATGGGGACCCGTCGGACATCGTTGACATCTCCATCCCAAAGGCTATGGTGCAGAGCCGCAAAGCTTCCTTGGTGGCGATACAGCGGGAGGTATTCCGTTACGGCCAGGCCAAGGTGCGCGAGGAGAAAAAACGGCAGCAGAGCAGCACGGCGCGGGACGAATCCCCCGACAAGGTGGAGAACACCAAGGCCTACAAGGCCGCGGCCGAGCTCTATATGGCGACGCTCGCCAGTATGATGGACAACGCTGCCCGCGAAGGGGCGCAAGACCTATACCGCACCGAGCGCGAAGATGCCCTGACCGCATCTGTGCGCGCCATCGACGAGGACGTTCTTGACGCAGCGGAAGGCGATGGCGTGGCGCAGATCCGCGACCGCCTGGAGGGCAACCCGGTTATTGAGGTGAGCGCGCGGCCGCTGTTCGAGCCAACCGCTTTTGACCGGGCTCGGTCCATGGTCTCAACGTCGTTTAACTGGGGGCGTGACGACATCGCCCAGCAGGTCAAGGACGACATCCGGGTGGCCCGTCGCTCTGCGATCCTCGACGGCAACGTCTGCGATGTGTGCAGGGCGAAGGATGGGAATGAATACACCGTGGGCACGCCTGAGTATTTCAAGCAGATGCCGCCGGACAAAGAATGCCTGTCCACGGCCAGCGGCGCCAACAAGTGCCGGTGCATGTACAGCTACATCTTCCGCACGGGGGCATAGATGACCGTTCTGACGCATCCTGGCCTATTGGCCTCTCTCCTGTCTCTACAGCAGGAGCACCCCGACCGCATCTGCGGCAGTCTCGCCGCGGCGATGGGGCCGGCGCTGCGCCTGGCGGATGATCCCAAGGCGCCACACGCAGAACTGTGGGCTGACTGCGATTGGACACCGCGGGCGCAGGAGTACATCCGCGCCGGGGAGTTCCGCTACATCTCGCCAGAATTCGACCTTGATTGGCAGAGCGAGAAAGACGGGGAGCACAAAGGGGCCGCATTGCTGGCCATTGGATTGGTCAACCGCCCGTTCCTGTCTGGCATGGCACCGGTGGAGCTCGCCCCGGGTGAGACCATGTCGGCGGTGCAGGTGTTCCTAACGGGCGTCTGGTATCACCCCTGGTACGGTAAGTTCACGGTCACGCCTGATGACCTGCAGAGCATGATAGACAACCAGGGCGAGGTCTTCCGGTCTGTCTCTGCTGATGCTGACCAGCCGGACACCGAGATGGTGGTGGACTACAACCACGGATCTCTTGCCTATGGACCAGAAAACGCCATGGCTGCCGCTTGGGTGCGCGGGCGCAAGCTATTCATTGAGACACCGGCGAAACCGAACGCAGCCGCAACCGATATGGCCGGAGCGATCACGGCCAGTCTTGGACTCAAGGACATCGACCCGACCCAATTACAGGCATTGCTCGGCGACGTTACCGCGCAGGCCCAACCCACAACCGGAGGTAACTCCGAAATGAACGAGAAAGAGATTCGCGAGGTGCTTGGCCTGGGTGACGACGTCGAAGTAACCGCCGATCATCAGAGCCAGGCCCTCTCCAGGGTGCACGAGGAAAACAAGGCGCTCAAGGTGCCGTTGCCCGTGCGCACGCCCGACGGCGACGCCGAGATGGCCGCGGCTGATGTAGCCGGCAAGGTCATTCTGACGGCCGAGCAGTACGAGGCTTTGACAGCTGCGCAGCCTGCCGCTGATCAGGTCGTGCTCTCCAAGGGCGACCTGGATACGCTGCGGGCGGATGCCGCAGAGGGCGCCAAAGCCGCGAAGAGTCTGGCCGAGAAGGCTATCAGCGACGCGCTGGACGTTGCGCAAGCTGGCGGCAAGATCAAGCCAGCGGAGCGCGACGAGCTGACGAAGCTGGCCAAGCTGGATATGGACATCTTCCAGGCCAACCTGGACAACCGCTCGCCCGTTATCGCCTTCGCCGAAGTCGGCAGCGATGAGACCAGCGCGACGCCGGACACGCAGGCTGTGGCCGACTTCATTGCGACGCGCGAGGCCGAGCTGATGACGCTGAAGAAAGGCCCCGCCGAGGCCAAGAGCATGGCGTTGCGCGAGGCGATGGCACAGTTCCCCCAGGATGTCGTCGATGCGTGGCGCTATCCGAGCCGAAAGGATGATGCGTAATGGCTATCGAGGCCCCCCTTTTCTATCCGGGTCTGCAAGCGAACGGAGATTTCAGTTCGTCCCAGTACCACCTGGTCATGCACACCGCCACGGCTGGGCGGGTAGCCGTGTGCACCGCCGCCACCGACAAGGCCATCGGCTCCATCTACAACCTGCCGTCCGCGGCGGGTGATGGCGCCGATATCGCCTCCCTGGCTCCCGGCCGTCCGTTCAAGGTCGTCGTGGCCTCCGCTGGCGTATCGGTGGGCGATGTGGGCACGACAGCCACCGGCCTGCTGGAGAGCAAGACTACCGACAAGGACTGGATAATCGGCCAGGTCGATCAGTCCTGGGACAGCGGCGATTACGCCATCGTCTGGCCGAACGGCGGCGGATACATCAGCGTGTAAGCACAATACCCGCATGACGTCCATTTGAGGGCGGGGAGCGTGGAGGCGCGGCCCGCTGTCAAAACACCAAGGAGCAAGCAAAATGCCGCTGCCTTCGCAAGTTCGCGTAGACAAGGCGATGACGGGCTTCAGTCTGGCCTACGGAAATGACGACTACATCGCCGACAGGATGTTCCCGTTGCAGCAGTCCGTGCAGTGGGACAGCAAGGACGCCGGGAAGTATTTCGTATACCCGAAAGATTCCCTTCGCGTCGAGCGCGACGGCCCCTTGGGCTCCCGAAGCCCGGCGCCCGAGGTCAACTACGCTCTCAGCACCACGGACTTCACCCTGCACCGCTACGCCCTGAAGGAGCTGGTGACGCAGGACGAGGTAGACAACGCCGATTCACCCATCGACCCAGAAGAGGACGCCACCGAGTTCTTGACTGACCATCTGTTGGTCGGGCGGGAGTATCGCGCGGCGTCCATCGGCTTTAGCGCCACATACGTCACCACCGGCGCGACGCTGACCGGGACCGACCAGTGGTCGGACGAGACCAGCGCCCCTTTGACGCTGATCGAGACGGCGCGGGACAGTCTCAACGCCAACGCCAACGCTTTCGTTTGCGGCGCTCAGGTGTGGCAATATCTGCGCCAGCATCCCGACATCGTCAGCCGGTATCAGTACACCGCCGGCGGAGGTATCACCCGGGATCAGTTCGCGGGTCTGCTGGACATAGACCCGGCCAAGTTCCTGGTGGGCACGGCACGGCGCAACACGACCGACGAGGGCCAGACGGGCAGCCTGTCCTATATCTGGGGCAAGCACGCCGTCCTCGCGCACATCGAGGACAGCCCGCGGCCGCGCACTATGACGGCCTTTGCCACGTTGGCGCGGGGTGCATCGCGAGAGGTCAGAGAGTGGGCGAGCAACGACCCCGAGGGCACCTGGAAGCTCGTGCAGGACAGGTACCTGCAGAAGGTCATCGCGACTGACTGCGCTTACCTGTTCACCAACGCCGTGGGCTGATAACTCGTAGGGGGAGGGCATTCTGATGGCCAAGAGACGTAGCTATGTCACCGTGCGGCATGTATTCGCCAGCGGCACCGTATTTGAGCCGGGCACCGTCTTCCCTGGGGCCGTGAAGCTTACCCCCAAGCAGATCAGGGCCTTGGTGGACTGCGGGGCAATTAGGGAGCCGGATGCGCCACCGCGCCCGGCTCCCATCCCGCTACCGCTGGGTGACGAGGAGTTGGAGCACGGCGACGCGCAATACCTGTCGCGCAATGGATGACCGGAGGCCCCATGGCTGCACAACGTAGTACATCAGTAAGCGCCGATACGCTGGTCTTTACGGGCCGTTGCTACCTCCACGAGCTATATGTGGAGGCCGGCGACGATACCGCAGCCGTGGTGATAGCCAACGCCGTCAGCACTGGCGGGACGCGCGTTTCGGGTTGCCGTTCGCAGGCGACGAATGAGCGCAGCAGGTCATTTCCTGGCCTGGGAGAGTTTTTCACCACCGGCATTTTCGCCACCGTCACCGGGACGAGCCCCGTCGTAGAGATCGTCTATTCCGAGGCCTAAGAGAGGTTTTGACATGCTGAAACACAGAGGCCGCTTTGAGCTGACCGGGGGATTCGACGCGCCCCTGTTGATGGACACGGCGGACATAGCGCTTGACGCTATCGATGACACGCTGATTGCTGATGATGCTATCGGTTCCGAGCACATCCAGGCGGGTGCCGTACTGGGGGCCAATATCCCCGAGAGCGCCATCGGCTCCATCGAGCAGACTGCTGTGGCCCTGGATCACGCCGCCACCAGTCCTTTCGAGCTGCTGGCCGCTGACGCGAGCAACGACCGCCTTTGTTGGGTGCGAGCCGTGGCCACTGAGGCCGCCGCGGGCACCCCTGACATTGACGTTGGTTCTGAGACCACCGATCCCAACGCCATCGTTGACGACTTCGCCGCTGGGGCGTGGGCTATCGGTGACAGGTTCGAGGGCATCTGTCGCCTGCCGGCCACTGAGGCCCTGGACGCGACCATCGTAACGGCTGGGACCGCTGGTGCGTTCAATTGCTACATAACTGCGGTCACGTTGGTGGCGGCAACGGC